GAAGATGCAATTAGTGATGGACAAAAGAACTTTATTAATAGTTTAATTACACAAGCTATTGATGCAGGACTTGATGAGCTAGGTGCAGAAGCAAAGCAGTATCTAAATAGTGGCGAAGCTACTAAGGGTAATGCAAGTGCTATGATTGACAAGCTAAAGAATGCTTTGTCATAAATATAATGTAGGCTAAAAATAGGGAGAGTTGATGAAAGTAATAGATAAGATATACGATTGTGTAGATGGAGATAAGTATGTTATTGAAACTAAACCTTGTTTTCATTGTGGTAATACAGGTCAAGTAGAGATATTTACACAGGAACTGTTCTATCTTAATCAAGGTTATCACATACAAGATGCAGTTAAATCATTAGACAAAGATTACAGAGAACAAATGATTACAGGCACACACCCAAAGTGTTGGATAAAAATGTTTGGGGAAGAAGAATGAAGATTAAAATTATAGTGTCTAATGCAGAAAGGTTATAAAGTATGAAAGAAAATCATACATACGGAAAAGGATTCATTGACAAACCAGGGTGGCATAAAGAAACTAAAACAGAAGTTGATTGGTGGACACCACCAGAGGTATTTGAAAAATTAAAATTGGAATTTGATTTAGATCCAGCTTCACCAGAAGGTGGTGTTCCTTGGTTGCCTACAAAAAATTATTATACAGAAAAAGATAATGGTTTAGAAAAAGATTGGTATGGAAATGTATGGTTGAATCCACCTTATGGCAGATATACTGGGATTTGGTTAGATAAATTTAATAAACACAAAAACGGAATAGCTCTTGTCTTTGCAAGAACAGAAACTTTATGGTTTCACAATTACGCTTTAAAAAGTGAAGCTCTTTTATTTACAAAAGGTAGGTTTAAATTTGCACAAAACGGAGTGCAAAAAGATTATGCAAGTATTGGATCATTGTTTATTGCTTTTGGAAAAGAAAACTGTGAAGCATTAAAAAATTCTGGTATGGGTTGGTATATAGAATTATGAAAATGTTAGAGCTTTTTGCAGGTAGTTGTAGTTTTAGTAATGTAGCTAAAGAATTTGGACACGAAACATTTACTGTTGATAATGGTTTAGATTTATTAACAGTAGATCACTATAAAAAAATAGATTTAGTAATAGATATATTAGAACTTGATGTAGATGACATTCCATTTAATCCAGATATTATATGGGCTAGTCCACCTTGCACTACATTTAGTATTGCTAGTTGCAGTACGCATTGGACAGCACCAGATGAACAAGGTATAAGAAATCCTAAAACAAAAAATGCAGAAATAGGTTTGCTTTTATTAGAAAAAACTATTTGGATAATGAATGAACTGCAACCAAAGTATTATGTTATAGAAAATCCAAGAGGGCTTATGCGTAAAATGGGTGCAGTAGAATATCTAACAAGACACACAGTTACTTATTGTCAATATGGCGATAATAGAATGAAACCGACTGATATATGGACTAATGCACCTTGGACACCTAGACCAATGTGTAAGAATGGTATGCCTTGCCACGAAGCTGCACCTAGAGGATCAAAGACAGGAACACAAGGATTAAAAGGTGCTTATGAAAGAAGTAAAGTACCTTATGAATTATGTAAAGAATTATTAGAGGTTATGGTATGACACAGACAGAGATAGTAAATAAACTTAATGCAATATATCCTGGTCTTGACTTAGTAGAAGTTGAGGATCAGTACAGTTCTTTTGATGCAGAAAGCCAACGCTACATTGTAGAGATAAAGTCAAGAGATTCTAAGTACGATAGTTGGATAATAGAAAAGCAAAAGTTTGATAGCAACATAGATAAGTCAGTAGAAACAGGTAAGTTATTTATATATCTTACAGAGTATAGAGGTAAGATTATGACTTGGAATATAAACAAGTTAGCAGAGCAAGGTTATTACTTTCATTGGGAGATAAGACCTATGCCTGAAACTACAGAGTTTACCTATAATGAATCTATAGAGAAAGAAGTAGGTTATCTTTATGAGAAAGATGCCAAGATACACGAGGAGAAAAAATGATTGATGTAATGTTAAGCAAAGCAACAACAGGTATGTTGATAGCAGAGTTGTTGGGAAGAAAAGATGACAAGGATCAGCCATTGTTTATGGGTAAAAGCATTATGTTATCTAATGGACAACTACAACTATTAGCAATACTACCTAATGTACAGGTAGTTACAACAGTAGAAGAAGAAGAATGAATTGTGTAGAGTGTGGCGAACCACCACAAACAAACTTAAATTTTGATGGTAAATGTGTAGGTTGTATTGCTTATATGATTGAGGATTGTGTTTAATTGTATTTAAAAGAAATGCGTTTAGCAGATGAGGTAACATTATCTAAAAAACCTGACTTACGCATATTGTCATTAGGTGCAGGTGTGCAATCTAGTACATTACTTATGAAAATATATAATGAAGAAATAGCACCTGTTGATGCAGCTATATTTGCAGACACAGGCAACGAGCCTAAAGAAGTATATGATTGGTTTAAATTTTTAGAAGAAAAAGTATCTGACAAAATTAAAATAGAAATAGTAAATAATGATAGAAACACAGGAGATATTACAAAAGACTTAATGTCGCCTGTAGGTTTTTTTGCATCTATACCAGTATTTGTAAAAAATTCAAACGGCAAACAAGGTTTAACACTTAGAACTTGTACAGATCGTTACAAAATACAGCCGATAAATAAAAGAATTAGAGAAATACTTGGTGTAACTAATTTGCGTAACAAAGTTGTAGAAGTTGTAATGGGTATTTCACAAGATGAAATACAAAGAGCTAAATACCCACCTAACAAGTGGGCTATTAATTGTTACCCACTTATAGAAAATAAAATAACAAGACACGATTGTTTACATTACTTTGAAACACTTGGTTTTCCACAACCACCTAGATCAGCTTGTATTATTTGTCCATATCACGACAATAAAGAATGGCAAAGAATAAAAGATAAGCACCCTAAAGAATTTGAATATGCAGTAGATTTTGACAATAAATTAAGGTCTAGTAAAGAAAGTCAATTTGTAAATAAATTAGATGGAGAATTATTTTTACATAGGAAAATGCAACCACTAGGATCAATAGATTTTATAGCAGAAGATGACCCACAATATCAGTTATTTGATGATGAATGTTCAGGTTATTGTGGTGTATAAAAGAATATTAAGTAACAGCCATCATCACTTTAAGGATTATGTTGAAACAAATCCAAATAAAATGCACCCTAACAATTACGGAAATAATAAATTTAAAATAAATTTTGACAAAACTATAAGCAAATTACGAATAAAATATTTAAAACAACAATTATGTACTGAATGTTTTTATTATTATCCCAAAAAAACTATGATTTATACTGACAAACCATACCTTGATGCAGGTTTACAATCAGAATATTGGTGGTATTGCACTTCAGAATGCGTAGATTATAGATTTAATCTTAACAAGTATTAAACTATCCTGTAGTTATCCCAACCATCTTTATTAACTGTAAAACATAATACACCAGGCTCATTCCACAATCCTGTTCTTGCAGTAAAGTCTTTACTTGCATCTATGCTTGGGCATTGAAACCAAGTACGCTTACCTTGTCGCATTAATCTTGGGTGATGATAGTGTCCTGTAACTAATATTTCAGCAGCAC